TGATGTTTCCGGCAGATAGTAGTCTGGGAGCAACTTTTGCAGAAGTAATCGGATGTAGATGTCATGCAATGTATTTTTAGGAGAGTCACCAATGGCTAAAAAATATCAGAAAGCTTCCTTCCGTGGAGTACCATTCTATGTGGAAACCAAATCCGGTAGTGAGTGTGATACCGAAACCAAGGTGGAGGTTCATAGCAGCTCCTTCGAGATCAAAGCTATTACTGATGATGGTGGGGACTTCTATATTGTAGAGGGCTATGCAACTAAATTTTTCGGGATAGATACCTACGGTGACCGTATTGTACCAGGGGCTTACCAAGAGACTATTGCAAAAAATACCAAAGGCTTTCCAGCTTTCTTCATGCATAAGTCATCAGACCTCCCACTGGGTAGATTCTTTGAGCTGAGCGAGGATAGTACAGGATTATTCGTAAAATGTAGATTACCAAAAAGTGATACGCTCGTTAAAGATCGATTAGTACCTCAGCTAAAAGCAGGGTCTATTGATGCATTGTCTATTGGATTCCGCCCCACTAAAGTATCCTTCGAGGAAGTGGAAGGCGAGATGATCCGTGTCCTGGAAGGGATAGAACTCAAAGAAATTTCATTCATTACCCTTGGATACCAAGCGGATGGTGGAGCATTATTGACCGACCTTAAAAAAGACAAGGATTCGGCCTCAGTAAAAGAAAAAGCATTTAATTCAATGGTCGATGCCCACCGTAAAGGTGCGACCGATGAACAGAAAAAAGATATATCTGAACTGTATCATGAGATGGGAAAGATTGACCCATTTGCCGAAGATGCAAAAATTTCAGAAGAAGAACTTAAACTCATGAGTAAGTCCAATCGGGTCTACGCCATTCGTGAGTTAAAATTGTCAACACGAGCCAGTAACTTTCTAGCTGAGTTGGTCAAAGTCGCTACCCTAAGCGATGATGATAGCTCCCAAGGTGAAGGGGAAGGAGCAGGATCGATCGATTCTAAATCAGGTGATGATGAAGTCCCACCAGTTGAGGATAACCAATCGGATGAAGAGTCAACCGAGAAGGCTGAGGCAGAAACGAAAGTGAATGCCGGGCTTGAAGAAATTATTAAATCATTAACAAACAAAGGAGATAACTAATGTCAAAAACATTAGAAGAGAACCTGGAAGAGGTAAAGACCCTCGTTACAGGTATTCAATCCGAGTTCGATTCAAAATCACAAACTTATGGTGAAGGGATTGCTACAAATGATACATCTATCAAAGCGATGGAAGTTAAATTTGGTGAGCTGTCTGAGCAGATCCAAACTATGCGTGATGAGAAGAAAGCTCTCGAAGGCGAAGTAAAAGACTTCGGTTTAGCCCTTGCTCGTAAGAGTGGTGCGGCAGAAGGTTCTGATCAAGAAGCTGCAATGTCTGACGAAGTTAAGTCGATGTTTGGAAAAGCTATTCGTGAGAAGGCTGGCACATATGCAATTGATACTGCTGTTGCAGAAGAGATTGTAACCGAGCACGTTAAGAAGACTTTTGGTCACTTGACTGCGAACAGACAAGATGTTGCTGTAAAGCAAATCATGGCTGAGGGTTCTTCACCTGCTGGTGGAATGTGGTGTCCAGTTCCTGTTGATTCACGTATCCGCACAAGAGTATTTGAGACTTCACCAATGCGCCAGCTTGCTAGTGTAATGAATGTGAATACCTCAGCTATGAAATTTGCACTCGATGATGAAGAAATTCTCATCGAACAAGCTCAGGAAGTTGATGTTCGTAAGAACACTGATTCAGTTGAGTTTGGTGAAGTTCGTATCGATACTCACGAGTTGTATGCAAAACCTACAGCTACCCTTCAATTGCTTGAAGATTCTACAATGAATCTGGAAGCTTGGTTGGCTGGTAAAGTTGCTTCAAAAATCACTCGTGCCCAGAACCAGGCGTTTATCCTTGGTGATGGTGAAAAGACTGCCCGTGGTATTCTTGACTATGCTGATACTGGTGTTGAAACCTATGCGCGTGGTAAAGTTGGAACTAAGCAGGCTGCTGGTTCATTAGTTATTGTTGGCGATGACCTTATCGACCTCCAATCACACCTCCTTGAAGATTACCAGATGAATGCAACTTGGATGATGCACCGTCTGATCTGGGCTAAAGTTGTTAAACTTAAAGATGAGAATGGTCAGTACCTTCTTGATCCTTTGATGCTTTTCAATGGCTCAACCCCTAAGCTACTCGGACAGGAAGTTCGTATGGCTGGCGATATGCCAAAACCTACTAGTGTTGGTGCTCTCGTTGCTGGAACAAATTATGTTTGTTATGGTGATTTCAGAGAAGCCTATACGATTCTTGATCGTATCGGTATCAACGTTATCATGGATAACATCACACGATCTGGCTTTGTTCAGTGGTTCTTCCGCACAAGATACGGCGGAGGTGTTACTAACTTCCAGGCTTACAAACGTCTTCAAGCGAAAGCGTAAGGGAGAGAATATGAGCTTAGTTAGAGATATTCAATCAAAATTAGGGGCGAAAGCCCTTGCCGCAATAACACTTGCTACAGGTGCTATTGCGAATCAAGCTGGCGCAGTAATCGATACTATCGGATTTAATTCACTTTCATTAGTGCTTACATCTGCTCGTGCGATTGTTGAAGGTACTGACCTTGTTACCTACAAGTTCCAAGACAGTGCTGATGGTTCAACTGATTGGCAGGACATCCCTATTGACGGGCACCTTCCTTATCGCTTGAATCCGGATCGGTTATTGGTCGACCCTCAGGATGGTTTTTCACAAACGATTGGTTGTTTTTCAACCCGTCAGTTCGTGAGACCTGTATTCAACGGAACGGTTGATACATCTGATATTGTTCTGAGCCCTGTTGCAATCTTGGAGTCCAATGAAATGGAATTCACTGGTTACGACACTGCGGTTGTTCCATCTGATGGACTGCCATAAGGGGTGACTGAATGCAAGTGAAAGCCCAAAAGGATTTCCAGTATTCACTTGACGGAATTAATCCTACCAGTTTCAAAGCTGGTAAGGATTATGACATCAAGAAAAATGTTGCGGAATCATTAATCGAAGCGAAGTATGTTGTTGCTAAAAAAGTAAAAACTGCTCCTGCTCCAAAGAAATAAAAGAAGTTGACTTAATGTATAAAGTTCTGCCAAAACGTACCGAAGTAATCTCTCATTCTGAATCCAGTGTATCACTGGAAAGAGTTAAAGCACAGCTTCGGATTGAACTCGATGACACTGACGAAGATGTCTTGCTCGGAGGCTACATAGATGCCGCGACAAGTGATCTCGAAAAGTGGCTGGGGTATTATATGTTGCCAGCAGAACTTTTAGCTGTATTTGACTATTGTGGATGCTCGCCTCAGTGCTACGTACTAGAGGCGAGACCTTTTTTTTCTATAGATAAAATAGAAGTATTACAGGACGGTTCATATATAGAACTTACCACAGATCAATACTCTATAGAAAAAACTACTTGGGAAACATATATAAAAATATGCCCAACGATTGACATTGACTTAACCGATCCAGATAATGGATGTGCGGTTTTTGATCAAGTTAAAATTACGTATAATGCTGGTGATCGCCGTGTGCTAGATATAGATGCGATATTCAGTACCGGACCCAATGTAGCCCTCGTAGCAGTAACGACCGAGCATGGGTTAAGTACGGGTGATCGAGTATTTCTAAGTGATACGGGTGTTACAGAGTATGACGGTGAGTTCGTTGTAACTGTGGGAGATAAGACACACTTCTCTATTAACTATCTGGGTATTGGGTTTTCATCCTCCTCCCAGGGAACCTGCACTATCCCTGAGATACCTTCTTCCCTAGAACTTGCTGTCATAATGATGGTAGCAAGTATGTATGTGAATCGGGGTGATTGCTCAGATAGTTGTGGAGATATCCCTTGTGTAGCTCAGAAGTTAGCTCGTAGGTTTCGCAGGTATCGTGTAATGTCCGCAGGGGGTCAGTATGGCTGTTGTTGCGGGTAGTTGGCTTGGTAAGAACTGTTTAAATGTATGTACTGGCGAACTCAATAGGAAAATAACTCTCGAAGAACGAATCATAAAAGCTCCAGGTATGGGT